GGTAGCTGTTAACATGACTTTTGATCATGATGCAATATTGTTAGATTCCGTAGGAGCCGCTACACCTGAACAGGGGGTAGGAATTGCTGTTAATAAGAATACCAAGTACGAAGTGGAAACTCATGTTTTAAAACTTAATACTGATGATATATCTATGGATGCATTACATACTAAAGTTTTTGAAGCATTGCGGGGTGTTGGTTTAGATGTTAATTTTATAGAAGAGTTATTTCCTGAAGAAGTTATTTTTAACGCTACAGAAGGATTGTTTACAGTACCGTATCGAATTGATAATGATATTGTAACGATAGTAGGCATTCCTGTTCCAGTGGATAGGATTGTCAGTTTTGAACCAAAGGTTAATACAAAAGGTGAAATCATGAAAGAGTTGATTATCAACGCTTTAAGAAAAGCTGGGATCGAAGTCGATGGCCTCGATGATGATCAGCTTTATGCAAAGCACAGTGAAATGCAATTGAAGGTCAGTCAGGAAGCTGGCAACGGTGAAGAGTCTGGTGGTAGTGAAGAAGCTGGTAACAGAGAAGGGTCTGGTGGTAATGAAGAAACCAACACTCCTTTTGATATCGTTAACAATGCATTGAAGCCATTAATGGATCGACTAGCTAGCATCGAAACGTTAATGAATGCACAGGCTGATACTGAGCTAAGCCGCTATGCGGACATTGTAGCCAATAGCGGTAATTACCCCGGTTTGGATGCGAAAAGCGCTAAGCTGCTTGGTTTGGAGAAATTAAAAACGATGGCTGGGAATTGTGGTCAAGCGTTTGGTGTATCTCCTGTTGTTAATGCTAACAATAACGCTGATGATGCTTACGTTGTATCATCTAAAATGCCAGGAGATAAATAATGTCTGTTATCAGTAAAAGAGTAATATTCGTTGGCCCTGCTGATGGCGCTGTACACAAGCCATTAAATATTGAGGCTGTTGCGACTGAGGCGATCACGCCTGGATCAGTTGTGGATTTTGCTGCTGCAAATGCTGGGTTAGAGCTTAGTGATGCGGCGGCTACTGTTTTTGGTGAGTTGTTCATGGTCGCTGATAAAGATCAGCAACGATCAAAGAGTGTTGATGATTTATGGACTATCAACGAAAACATGGTAGCAATTCAGCCGCGCTCAGGTGAGTTTATTAATGTTCTTGTTGTTACGGGGCAAGCTTTGGTTAAAGGAACTGCATTAACCCGCGTTGCTCCAGGGTTGCTAACGATTGCGGCGACAGATGGCACGGTAGCTATTCTTTGTCATTCAGACGAAATTGTAACCACATCAGGAACACAGCTTGTTTGTGTTCGTGTAGCTTAAGGAGGCTATTATGTATTTTCACAGAGATTTAATTGGCAATAGCAGAGCTGGCGCAGAGCAATGGGATGCAGTGATTGAAGCTCGTAATGGAGCGAACAATCAAGAACGTATGTTTGTTGGTTTAGGACAGCTTAAAATTAACGAAGGGCTTATACCACAAGATGTGTTCCAAGAGTTTGATAATGTAACTGTTGAGCGGATGCGTTCGGATGATGGTGATACTTTTTTAAATGATTTGTTACCCCTGTCTCGATCAGTAAGTATTGGTAAACTTGTGCATAGATTTAGGCAAGCTTCTGATGCTGGTCGTGCTCAAACATCCATGACAGGTCAAATTGGTGTAAAGTTTGATCAAGTCGAGTTTACTTTTGACGGCTCCATTATTCCTGTTCATGACACGGGGTTTACGCGTAATTGGCGTGAATGGAACGCTCAGACTTCTGAAGGGTTTGATGGTCTAATAGATGACCAGCGTGAATCTGTCGCGACACTTCGTCGTCATTTAGCAGATAACTTTCTCGATGGCCATACTGATACTCAAGGTAATACTATTGTTGTTGATGGTTTGAGCTGGGGAGGGATGCGAAATGATAGCCGCGTAGAACAAATTGATTTAGGTGGCGGCGGTGTTAACTTTGATTTTACAGACAGCGCTCAAACGGGTGAAGATATTAAATCTAACTTCATCGAAATACGCGATATTATGTGGATCACAAATAAGTGTGAAATGGAATTAGTCTATTACATTAGTCGTGAGATTGCTTCTAACTTTGAGCGTAAGTTTTCAACGCAATACGATGCTAAGATCATCATGCAAGAGTTAGCTGATTTAATGGGCGTTTCTGCGATTAAATCCACATCTAAGTTATCAGGGAATGAATTGATGGGTTTTCCATTGGACATGAATAAAATACGTCCTATTGTTGGGATGGGTGTTAATACGGTTGCGATGCCTAGACCTGTCTATAACTCTAACTATGATTTTGTGGTTTGGGGTGCGATAGGCTTTGAGGTCCGTGAAGACTTTGCAAGCAACACTTGTGCATTCCATGCAGATTAAGAGGTGAATTATGTTAGATTCTAAAAAACCAACGCATGAAGTTATCCATCCTAAACTTAATATGAGGGTTAATCGTAAGCTTCAAAGGATCGCTGTGGGCACTGAATTAGTTTTAACGGATGCACAAGCTAAATCACTAGGTAATAAAGTTAGATCTTTGAAAGAAAAAGAAAAGATAGACTTAACGCCTGATAAAGAAAAAGAAAAGATAGACTTAACGCCTGATCCTGATAAAGGTAAAGCAAAGAAGTAATAAAGATGGTTATAAAGAAAGATGGAGGAGGAGGGGGCTAATAGTAGCCCCCTTCACATATGGCAGATACATCACCAAATATAGAAATTCCACTTAATGAATGGGTAGATTTGTACTCATTAAGTGGAATTTCTGTAGGAGTTGCGATCTCCGTTGAGAACGTAGGTTTCTTTGATGTTTATCTTGCTGTTCAAGCGGCGCAACCTTCGCCAGATCACGATGCTTACAACATTATTAAGCGTAAAGGTGGAGCACTTAGGAATAGTAATGGTGATTCTGGTGCTTGGGCGTTTAGTCGGGGTTCATCAGCGAAAGTTAATGTAAGGCCAGTAGTATGACCACTGGTTTTTATCCTGGCGATAGTGGCTTAAGTAATTTTTTAGTAGAGGTCCAAAAGGGTAATGTATCAGGGCATGCTATTATTGATGCCCCTGGCTTTAATCCTTTTATTGCTCAAGGTACCCCAGAGGATTTATGGCAAGCTGGCGGCACTTTTCTTTATCCAACAGCAGGAGAACAGTGGGAAATATTATCCGATGACAGTAATGATACTGCTGTTGGGACAGGAGCGAGAGAGGTCACTATAGATTATTTGGATAGTAACTATGATGAACAAACAGAGGTTATAGCATTGAACGGTACAACGCCTGTATTATTAACGGCTATTAATTCTTTTAGGACGATTAAAGCAATTGTTACCGATGCTGGTAATACGGTTGGTAATCTAGGTGGAGCAATAGGTGTTATTACAGTGCAAGTAGCTGGTGGTGGTAATTTAAGACATCAAATAGATGTAGGAGATAATAGATCACTTAATTCTCATCGTACCGTACCGAATGGTAAAACAGCTTGGTTGATTTTTTGGTTGGCAACGACCGGAAAAGATGAGGGTATCTTTCATAATCTTTTTATAACAGATGGTGATTCCGGTATTTTTATTCCATCATTAACCTTTAACGTATATCAATCTATCGCATCGGTTAACCCCACAGCTATGCTTGGTCCTTTTATAGAAAGAAGTGATATTAAAGTGGTAGCTGATGCGATTAATAACGATGCTTCTGCTGATGCGTTCTATCAACTATTAGTAGTGGATAATTAGTGATGACAGATATTATAGGTACTAATTCCAGTAGAAACGATACATCGGTACAGGTAACTTCATATACGTTGAATAGTTTAACTGCTGGATTAGTTTCTGTTGCTAATGAGCGTAGAATTTTTATTCATTTTGATAATAATTTTTCTGATAAAGCGGTTTGGATTAGACTATATCCAGCGGCACAAGACAATATTAAACAAGGTATTTTTATCAATGGTAAAGAGCAAGGGCGTACAGAATGGAGTATGCCTGCTGGTGCTATGTATACAGGGGAAATATCTGCTATTGCTGAAGAGGGAAACCCTACAATATATGTAACGGAGTATTGAAGTGGTTACAAAAACATTTACAGTAGACGCGAATGATATTAAGCCTACTACAGAATTTCTTCCTTTAACGGTTGAGATGGTGATTAGTTTTTACGTTTTGAGTAAATCTGGAGATCATACCAATAGACGGATTGGAATAGAGGTAACACCTAATGGAGTAGATTGGATTCGAGTTGGTGGGACAATTAAAGAAAATGGGCATCTTTCAGTGCCTTGTAATGCGGTAGCCGTTAAACCTTATGTATCTGAGGCTGAAGGCAAGGTATCTAGTGTTACTGTGATTATCATTGCGAGGTAGTGCGGTGAGAACTGATATAGCAACAGTAAGAGCGATACTTCCAACAGCAACAACATTAACTGATCCTCAAATAACAGCGGCGATTAATGCAGCCACTTGCGTCGTTGATCAAATAGAGCTTGGTTGTGCATCTCATTTAACGGCTGCTTGTTTGGTTCAAGTTGAAACGTATTTAGCGGCGCATTTTGCTGCTGTAACTGAGAATACATTAAGTTTGGTATCTGAAAAAGATGCTTGTACAGATAGTAGCGCGGTATACGGTTTTAAATTTGGTAAAGGGGTAGAGGGTACCCCGTTTGGGCAAATGGCGAATACATTATCTAGCGGTTGTTTAAAAGAACAAGATAAACAACCTGTAAATATATTTAGTATTGGCGTACATGGGAACGATCTTTTTATATGAGTTTACTGCAATACAGTATAAATAAATGTGGTAAAAATGTGACGTTTGAAGATCGTAACATGGAGATTATTAATGGCGTATCCAAAGAAGTGTTTGATAACCCAAGGGTTAGGAAAGTTATTGTAAAAACTCTAAACGGTGTTTCTGTTTTTGATGAGACAAATACAGAGCGCGTGGCTACACATAGGATAACAATGCCGTTTGAGTCAGGGATAGGGTCAGAGCAGTGGATTAAGCTAGGGACAAAGAGATTGAAGATACTACCCGTTGAAAATTGTGCAGAAAATGACACGGGGTTAATTTTAATGTGTACTGAACGTGGCGAGGATTCCAAAGTTGTCAATCAAGGTTGATATAATTTCTCCAGGTGGGAATAGGCGATCATTTGAATCGACTGAGAATCTTGCAGCGCGTACAGCATTCGGCATAGAGAAAGCGTTTTATTTTGTAGGTAAAACTTTAGTTTCAGAATTTAATCGTCAAGTTTTAGCGAAAGATAAAACAGGTAGAATCTATATTCGTCGTACTCGTTCGGGTGCTAAGAGAAGGCACCGTGCATCTGCGCCAGGAGAAACACCGGCCAATAGGACAGGAAATTATCGTAGAGGTATCGGTTTTAGAGTACAAGGATCAAAGCAACTTGTTTTCGGTAACGAGGTAGAATATGCGGGTTTTCTTGAAATTGGTACAAGTCGTATGGGTGCACGCCCAGGATTAAGTAATGCTATTGTGGCAAGTGAGCGTAGTATTATCCGTAATTTAGCTGATGAGATTGAGGATCAATTGTGAAAGCTCAAGATATCGTTGATCAGTTATCAGCGATTATTCCACGTCATACAACGGGGTTTAGTAATTCTGTTGGTATAACTTCCATTGTACCTTTAGCTGATATTGCCTCTGTTGTAACTTCAGCGGGGCATGGTTTAGTTGAAAATCAGAATGTTGCTATTATAGATGTAGATGCCCCTGTAGAGATCGATACTGGTACATTCTTACGTATTCTTTCTCAAGCGACATTTGAAACATTACAAGATCATGATTTTACGTTGTCACAACGTGACATCGCAGCAGGTGGAAAAACTATTACTATTTCTGGGGCGACAGAATCAGAGTTTAATGGTACGTTTACATTAATTAGAGTAATTAATCGCCGTGCGTTAATGATCGCGGTGACAGATGCAGGCCCTACAACAATGACAGGATCGCCTATTGTTGAGAATGCGAACGGTCAATTATTTAATGGATTGTTTGTGGCGGTGAATGTTGCGCCTACTACGTTTGATTATAAATTATCGCGTACCTATTCATTACCTGCTGTTGTTGATAAAGGAAAGGTCCAAGTAACTATTAGGATCACTTCTGTTTTAGATATTGAGCAATACTTACAAGATATCTACACTAAACAAGCTATAGATGATGATCAATTGGTTGTGCAATTAGGAGACGTATCACAAAGCAAAAAGCGTAATGAAGAAACAGATGCCGCCAGTTCTACAGCGGGGGAAGATTCATATACTCCTATATTAGTACAACCCTTTGCTATTTACATTGTTCAGAATGTGACGGATGATTTAACGGGTGCATCATCTAGGGATAGAGTAGAAGAAGAGTATATTCCTGCTATCTTTAGATCTGTTTTACGGGCAAATTTTGATACAGGGTTTACCTATAGCCCGTATCGTTCAACGTTTACCGGGCATGGTGTTTTTGCATACTCCGATACAGCAAACGGTAAGAATAAGGCGATATACGCCCATGAAGTGACTTTTGAGCAACTGACACAGCTAACAAAAACTGATATGGTAGGGCCTGATCAAGATGTGGCAATGCGTGACGTTATGTACACATTGACAACTGATTTAGGAACTGGTGTATTAACTGCTGATATTGATTTAGATGAGGAACCAATAGTATGAGTATAAGAGTGATGGTGAAAGTAAATAACGCAGCATTAGCCAGTGTTTTAAATGTTGTACAAGGTGGTGTTGTACATGTTATATGTAAAAACGGTATTCCTGTTAATCGAGAATGGAGAAATAGATTTAAGGATGCGGAAATAGATAATTGCATCACTATACTAAAAGATGCACCTGATCAGAAGCCTAAGAAAGGAGGTAAATAGTTATGTCCCTTGCTAATCCTAAAGTCACAGCATCATTACGCGCTGATGGTGTTACCGTAGGTCTTGAACCCGAGCGCTTATTATTTGTCGGCCAACAAAGGTCCAGTGGTTCGGCTGTTAGTGGCGCATTGACTGAGAATATTTTAAATGATAATTCTTGGGATGGATTCTATGGTGAAGATTCCGCGCTTGCTACTGCTATACGCCGCGCACGTCGTCGTAATGGTGAATCTATTTTTGATGCCATTGGTTTAGATGATAATGGATCGGGTGTTGCTGCAACAGGTGTTACTTTATTTACTGGAACAGCAACAGAAGATGGGGAACTCATTGTTTACGTGGGTTCAAAGAAATTTAACGATTACAAGATAGCTGTTTCTGATACAGACACGGCCACTGTGATTGGTGATGCGGTTGAAGCTGCTATTATTGCAGATGCAAGAAGTCTTGTCGTTCCTGTTAATACGGCAGGGTCTGTTGCGTTAACGGCTAAAAATGACGGCACTTATGGTAATACGATAGGGATCAAAGTAGAAGGCACTGTTGCCGGTGTCACTGTTGCTATCACCGCTATGTCAAGTGGTGCGACGGACCCTGTTTTAACGGGTATTTTTGATATTGTTGGCAATCAGCGATATCAAGGTATTGTTTGGCAGTTTGATCAAGACTTAAGTGAAGTGACAGATTTTCTCGATCCACGTTTCAACGTAACGAATAATGTATTAGATGGTGTTGCGTTTGCTGGGAGTACAGATACTTTTTCTAATCATTTAACGGCTCTTGGTATGTTAAATAGCCATGAGCTTACTGTTAATACAGGTAATTTGATTAGTCGAGCTGATCATCAAGGACCTGCTGTATTGGAAATACCTTTCACAAAGGTGGCTGAGTTTGCGGCTATTCGTGCTTTGCGTCGTACCGATGATGCGGTCCTTGGTAGTTTGGTTATTGCAAGATCACCAAGAGATTCTTTTGGTGGTCCCCATCAAAATTCTAAACCCTATTTTAATACGCCTTTACCTGATTTGGAAACGCCTGATGTTGGGGATTCATTCACAGATGTTGAAATTGGCCAATTAGAGGATGCTGGTGGATGGGTTATTGATTCTAATCGTCCATTCACAGAAGTGATTACAGGGCCAGTGGTAACAACTTATAAAACTGATCCAGCGGGAAACCCTGATCCTACATTTGGATTTTTAAATTTCCGTGACACTGCTACGGCTGCTAGGGAATTTGTAGTTAATAATACCCGTGCGAGGTTTCCACAATTTAGAGCAACAAGCGGGGCATTAATTAACGGCGTAGATTCTGCAAATGAAGCTAGTGTAGCTGCATTTGTAATCGAACAATTTGGTAATCTAGCTGATTTAGCTTTATTGAATAGCGGTGTTGGAACGATTGGTGGTGAGGCTATTGATTTTGATAAGTTGCATCGTGAGAATCTTTCAGTAACGTTGAATCCTGTTACAGGTCAATTTTTCATAGCTGCGAAAATGTTTATTGTCACTCAATTTCGTGACGCTCTATATGACATCGCAATTGCATTTGAGGTTTAAGGAGACTAGTTATGGCTGATTTAGAAGTAATACTTGTAGATGCGTCTGTTGAAGTAGACGACGAACCGTTAACAATTGAAGGGAACACTATTGTATTTGTTGAAGGACAAGGAGAGTCTACAACGAAGGGCGCGAGTCGAGGAGGTCGCACGGTTATAGTTACGTCTGAGGACATCACAACCAAAGTGGGTATGATAAAGTTTGAAATGCCTAGCTCCGTTAATACGTTGAATTCAACACGGGATATCAAAGCCCGTGGTGCGGGTCGTATTGTTCGCGTTTCGGGTATTGACCCACAAGGTAATCGTTTAGGGCGTGTATGTGCTCAAGCTATTATGACAAATGATCCTGAAAAGGCAGTACAGAGTGAAGGTAAAGTAGCTGTTGAGTTTTCAGGTGCGCCGTTAGTTGCAAGTTAATAAGATATTTCGGAGTACGTTATGAAAATGATTACATTTAATCTTAGTAATCCTCTTAAGTATGCTCATAATAATGCAGAAAAGGAAACTGAATTTATAGAGTTAAGAGAGCCGACAGGGAAAGTATCCTATATATGCTGTGAAATAGAATCAGCTATACAATCAGGTATCCTCAAGATGGCCGGGGCTTTAGATGAAAGTATTATGGAAGAAGCGAAAGAAGAAGCGAGAAACAAAGCGCAGAATAAAGAAGATGGAGACGAGAGTGATCAAACTATGGACTCTGCTTCTGTATTAAATATAATGGCAAGTGGTGGCGTTGATATGAAAAAAGTCGTTATTAGTTTTCGAGAGCTTTTTAAAGATGTTGCTTTTATGGGAGGTGAAAAACAAATAACGATACCTAGAATGAATGAAATGCCTCACCCAGATTTTAGACGGATGATGGGAGTATACGCTGCAAATTTTATCCTGAACTTGCAATAGTAGGGGACAAAAGCTATCTATTAGGCTTAAGTAAGTTAGCCTATAACTTTAACGGTGCCGTGTCGATGAGTTATTTAGAGGATGTATCATGTCATAGGGTAGCAGAGTTAAACGGTCATGTTAAGATTATTGCAAGCGAGTTGAAAGATGGCAAATAAAACATTCGTTGTCCAATACCTGATAAAGGCACGGGAGCAGTACGTAGCTGTTGCTAAAAAAGTTGCTGCATCAACTCTTAAAATGCGTAATCAGGTAAAGAAGTCTAGCACAGCTTTTAAAGGACTTACCGCAACAGTTCGTAAAACAAGTGCTATTGTTAAAAAAGCAGTGAGTTCTATGGCAAGAAAGACAGCGGCTGCGATGAATAAAATAAAAGCCTCATTAAAAAAAGCTGGGCGATCTATGACTGCAATAGGAGAAAAGTCTAAGGCAGCCGGTAAAAAACTAATACTCTTTGCTACTTTACCTATTTTGTTTTTAGCAAATTCTCTAAAGAATGCTGCTAGAGATGCAGAGGAAACCGACTCTAAATTTGGAACGGTTTTTAGTTCTATTCAAAGCAAAGCTAATGCAATGGCGCTTAACCTTTCAAAAAACTTTGGTCTCGCGAGAGATGAGGCGAAAGGTCTTCTTGCTAATACAGGCGACCTTTTAGGTGGGTTTGGTTTCACTCAAGAAGCGACTCTTCGTATGTCGAATGACATTGTTAAACTAGGTGCTGATTTAGCATCGTTTTCTAATTTTGAAGGGGGTGCGGAGGGAGCGAGTATCGCTTTAACAAAAGCCTTGTTAGGAGAGACAGAAAGCGCTAAGGCGTTAGGTATAGTCATACGACAAGGGACACCGACGTTTAAAAAGAATGTGGCGATGATACAAAGGACACAAAAGGTATCACTACTACAAGCTAAAGCAATAGAGATCCTAAGAATAGCTTCAACGCAATCTAAAAATGCTATCGGTGACTTTGCTAGGACACAACAGGATTTAGCTAACCAAGAACGTATCACAATTGGTAGACTACGTGATCTTAGAGTTGAGATGGGCAAGTTTTTGCTACCAATAGCGCTAAAGCTCAATAAGGTAGTACAAAACTTAACAGAGAGATTTTTAGCACTAAGCCCACGTGTGAAAAAAATAATCCTAATTGTTGCTGGTGCTATTGCTGTTCTTGGTCCTTTACTAGTTATCATTGGGGCATTAATATTATTCTTTCCTGCATTGATAGCGGGGTTTGCTGCATTTACTGCTATTATGGGGCCTCTTCTTATTCCAGCGTTATTATTAGCGGGGGCAGCTTTCTTAATTATCAAAAACTGGGAAGAGGTTAAAGCATTTTTTAAAGGATTTGGAGAAGGCTTACAAGAAGCGTTAGGGCCTACGATAACAAATCTTATAGCACAGTTTAGAGAAGCTGCTGCTATCATTGCTGAATTGTTTGCGTCCGATTCTGAAGCGGCTACGAATTTAAAAGAGTTTGCTAACATAGGCAAGCTTGTCGGTACAATTATAGGAGAATTTATAAGGCTTCTTATTAATGGGTTATCCGGTATTGGTGAGATCATAGGTCAAGTAATAGGTGCTTTAGTTACGTTTGATTTCAGCCACTTTGATACTGATAGGATTAAAGCTAGGTTTATTGGGGAACAGGTACAACCGCCAGCAGGCACAACCCCTCCTATTATAGAATCAATCGCTACCGCTCCTTCACGTGTCGATGTTGGTGTTAGTGTAGGGCTTGACAGTGGTTTAAAACAAACTACACCTACCTCAGTTAATAGACAAAATGTTAGGCGTGCAGATGTAGGAACTGTGACGAATGGCTGATCTAATCCAACTTAAAACAGCAAAGTATCAAGGTGTTGAGTTTTCGTTTGTTGCTATGCCTTCCACAGGTGGGAATCGTATCATTAAAATTCGTTTCCCTGGATCTAATAAACAATCTATAGAAGTACAAGGGAAAGTTCCAAGAACATTTACTTTAACAGCAGTTATATCTCATGAGAACTATTATATAGAAAAAGATAATTTACTACGTGTTTTAGATAATGGTGAATCGGGTGTACTCGTTCATCCTACCTTTGGTGATGTAGAAAATGTTATTAATGGTGAATACACGTTAACGGAGAATATTACACAGTTAGGCCGTGCTGAGATAGTCATACCGTTTGAAATTAATGATGCAATCGGTATTCCTGTAGAATCTGGAAACTTAGCATCTCAAGTTCAATCAGCAAGTGATTTATTGAATTCTCAACTAGGGACAGATTTGGAAGACGCTTATGATGTATCGCTTAATGCTTCTGGGAATTTTAGTGATGCAAGTGATAACTTATCAAATCTTGTTGACGCTTTTAATAGTGTGTCAGAATTTACTAATGCTGTTGCAGAGAAAGCCGCTTCGTTCCAAGCTGAGGTAGACTCTTTTTCAGGTAAGATTAATGATTTTATTCGATCTCCTGTAGATATGGTGTTAAGTATTGCATCTTTGTTTGAATCTATAGATAATTTATTTGAAACTCCGGGGGAGACATTTGGAGCATTGCGTAGTTTATTTAATTTTGGTGATGATGATCCTATTGTTAATCAAAATACGGTAGGGCGTGTAGAAAGAAAACGTAATCGTGACTTGATCCGAGTTCACATTAAAACTGAAGCATTGAGTTTTTCTTATACCAATGCGGCTTTAGATGATTATGAATCATCAGAAGCGCTTGATGAAGCACAAGTAAATTTAGAGACGCAATACTTAGATATTAGGGAGAATCAATTAATAACAAATGAAGCGTTGGAGGAGTTGGATAGGGTTAGGGTACAAGCACAAAACACCTTGAATGATGCAAGAGTAGTAACGCCTGCTATTATTACTATACAAACTGCGCTTAGGCCATTGTCTGTCTTACTCTATGATTATTATGGCAATACGGATTTGTTTGATACTATTGCAGAACTTAATAATATAAAGATGAATGCATTTGTTGAAGGTGATATAAGGATATTAACAGCATGATTGAATTAATTGTTAATGGCAATCCTTTTACTGAGTTCATTAGTGCATCTGTCACGACTTCTATAGCGACTATGGCAGGGGATTTTAACTTCACTGCAAGCTCTGTAGATGATATCCCTACTTTTAAAAAAAGAGATCCTATTATTGTTAGTGTTGAAGGTGAGAAAAAACTAACAGGTTTCATTGATGAGATATCAGGTGTTGATCAGGAAGGCAGCCATACAGTGTCTTATTCAGGAAGAGATAAAACAGGTGATTTTGTTGACTCACAAATAAATGTAATAGATGAGTTACGCCCTAGTGGAGCATTAACACTAAAACGTATTATAGAAGCTGTTATATCTCATTTAGGATCAGATTTAGTTGTGATCGATGATGTTAATCCTGCTGCATTCGATGTAGTAGAAGATAGAATTAACACACAAGTTGGTCAATCAACATTAGATTTTCTTTTACCATTAGCACGAAAAAGACAAGTTTTATTACCATCCAATAGTGATGGTAATATTGTTATTTCTCAATCTCAGCCTATTGATTCCGGTGCAGTCTTACAAAGATTATTAAGATCAGACACAAATAATATCATTTCTCAATCTTGGGAGTTAGATGATACACAAGAGTTTAATGTATACATTCATCGTGGGCAATTAGATCCAAGGGCGCTTAACTCTGCTGGAGAAACAAATGCTAGTTCTATTGAAGATCAAGGCGCTATCGTTACGATAACAGGCCCACGAGTCGGTAGGCAAAAAGTTATACTTGAGACAGGCAGTTACAGTAATAAGCAACTTAAAGATCGCGCTTTATGGGCAAGCCAACTAGCGAAAGCACGCGCTACACGTTTTAATTGTGTTGCTCAAGGTCATCGAAATACAGCAGGTCAGTTATGGCAAGAGAATACATTGGTACAGATTAACTCTGAGGTTGCGGATATATCACGTAAGATGCTACTTAATATGATTACATTTTCACAAGGTGAAGGACAAGCCACCATCACTAACTTAGAATTTGTTGAGAAAGATGTATACACCATTGATGCGAGTAAGTTAGCGCAAAAACCAGCAGGAGATTTGAACGATGCTTTTGTGGGGTAGGATTACAGGTAAGGACAAACGAAAGCAATTTCCTGAGCAACAAGGATCAGTATTGAAACGTAAGGGGGATTATACAATCATCTCACCTTATGGGTTATATGCTGACTTACCCAGTGAAACGTTAACACAAGAGCTTGAGCCTGGTAGAGTCATTTCTGTGACTGTTAAGCGCCCGGAAGATAGCGAACAAGGCGAGCCGGTCTTTTTCCATCCTGAGACCAACACACGTATTATCGCTCGTAACAACGGAGATTTAGACATAGAGACGGGGGATGGTGGGGTTGCCAAGGTTAATATACTATGCACTCAAGCGAATGTAACGGCCACTGAGAGCGTTACATTTGATACCCCATTAGCCACGTGTACAGAAAACGTACAAATTAATGGTAATCTGACTGTGGACGGTAATGCTATTGTGATAGGTAGCGCCACTGTGGGGAGCTTACAAGTCAATGGTATTTCTAATGGCACAGGGCTTGCTACCTTTGGCGGTGTTCAGATTAATGGTACCCTCAGTACTACAGGTGCAGCGACATTAGGAGGGGGTGGCCCTGCTATTGCCAGGGTAGGGGATAGTGTCGTTGCGGGTGTTATTACCACGGGTAGCGGGTCACATACGGCGACATAATGACAACTGACGTACTATTAAACAAAACTAAAGGCTATTATGATTTCGATTGGACGGAGTCCGGTGATATATCAACCACGGAATCGTTTGATACGGCTATACTACTGTCAATATTTGCAGAGGTCCGAGCATCGGCTGAAGAGATCCCAGAGTCACGCAGGCGTCGAGGATGGCATGGTAACGAATCCACGCCAGGTTTTGAGCAGGGATCTAAGACTTGGTTATTTGAGCAAGAGCGTACTACTCAAACGATGTTAGAGGAATTAGGCGTGGTTGTAAACAATGGCCAACAATGGCTCATAGAGGATGATATTGTGAAAAGCGTGGAAGTTGGGACGCCGTTTTTACTGAATAATCAAGTGGTTGTCCCCATTGATTTTGGCCGTGATGGCTCAAAAGTCGAGCGTAGATTTTTTGAACTGTGGGAAAACACCGGGAGTTTTTAAATGGGCGTTGGCACACCAGATACCGCTAGTCAAGTTGAGGATAGACTCAAAGCCGATGTTGCACGTGAGGCTCCTGATTCTAATCCTTATTTACGCGTCCATTGGTTGCGCTCTGTTCTTACGGCTATCGCACGTCGTATTTTTGATTTTTATGGCGATTTAGAACGGACAGAGGAGAGATTATTTCCCGACACGACTGATGAAGATACGGCGGCGCGTTGGGGTAATATCTACGTTGGCCCTGAAAATGTCTCTACTCAATCTTCTGGTGGTGTTGTGGCAACTGGCGTAGCGGGGGGTATTGTAGGTACTCCCGTTGCAACATTAACAGCGAATGGCGTAGAGTATATAACCACAAGTAGCGCGACCATAGCAGATCAAGTTATTAGTGTATTGTCAATTACGCGAACTGGGCAAACTGCAACCGTTACAACAATTAGTAATCATAATTTATCTTCTCTTGTCCCTGTTACGATTGCTGGAGCCGATCAAACAGAATACAACGTAACGGATATAGGAATTGTTGTTACTGGGTTAGATTCTTTTACGTATTCTGTTGTGGGATCGCCTACATCACCGGCAACAGGAACTATTACAGCGGCGTTTACTTCCGCTAATGTGACTATTGAAGCGGTAGGTTTTGGGGATACTACAAACTTAGACGCAGATACCCCCCTACAACTTGAAACGCCTATTGTGGATGTTGATGATACGCTGTCTGTTGATTTTGGTGCGATAGGTGGGGGTACTAATACGGAGTCATTAACAGACTATCAAGATCGTTATTTGGATAAAATACGTAATCCTGTAGCGCATTACAATGCTTCTGATATCATTGCAAAAGCAAAAGAAGTGCCGGGGGTAACACGTGTTTTTGTGGAGGAAGCTGGAGACGTAATAGGGACTATTGATATTAGTACGTTAACACGGGTTGGTAATGTTGCAACAGCAACGACAGTTACCGATCATGGTTTTGACGATGGCCAAAATACATCTATATTAGGCGCAGATCAAACAGAATATAATGTGGTCAATGCGCGTATTATTGTTGAGGGTACAGATATATTTCATTATATTGTTTTTGGTTCTCCTACGACACCGGCAACAGGAACAATTACGGCTGATGTTTCTGTTCCACTTGGGCAATCTAGGACTTTCTTTATGAGAGATAACGACGATAACCCTATTCCTACCGCTTCTGAAGTACAGACCGTTAAGGATAAGATAGATGATGAAATAAGACCGGCTAATACCTCTGTTATTAATAACATTGTAAAAGCGCCTTTAGCTGTTGTAACTGATTACATATTTACTGAATTAGTGCCTAACACGGCGACAATGAAAGATGCCGTTAATGAAAATTTAGATCAGTTCTACGCAGAGCAAACCTTTATTGCAATCGATGTAGATGAAGATGCTTACCGCGCTGCTATTAGGAATACAGTAGATCCTGTAACGGGAGAGATCGTTTTAAGTTTTGATTTATCTGCTCCGATTGGAGATATTGTGGTGGGTTCTGGTGAGATAGCGACGAAAGGATCAGTAACAATCCCATGATCAATCCTAGTTTAGAGTTCCATACACGAGCGTTAGCGGATTACATGCCGAATGGGCCATTTTTTGAAGCTAAGAATATACAAGATTCTAATTTTCGTCAATTGTTGAAAGGGATATCAGGTGAGTTATTCACAGCGCAAGGGTATTTAGTGACATTGGAAAAAGAGTATTTCCCCGATCAAACGAATTTATTTATCAATGAATGGTTAAGAGCGCTTAAAATACCTGACGGGTGTTTATTAGGAACAGGCACGAATGATGAAAAACGAAGGGATATCTTAGTAAAATTATCAGCATTAGGTGTGCAAACTGCTGAAGACTTTGTAGTATTAGCGGATATATTTGGTGTTACTATCACAATCGTGACAGGTGATGAAGCAGCTAGTTTTCCTATGTCTTTTCCTTTGATATTTTTTAACACCCCTGCTGATTCACGGTACACTATCATCGTTAATTTCCCTTTACCAACGGGTGGGTTTTTCATTTATAATTTCCCCATTGTATTTGGAGATGCTGCTCAATCAATATTGACATGTTTGTTTACACGTTTAAAACCTGCAAATTGTCAGGTAATATTTAGGAGCGCATAATATGCAAGATATAAATAGTAAAGTTAACGATGGTGGTGCAACTGCTGCTGGACAAGCTTCTGCTAATGAATGGAATCAGTTTTCACTTGAATTACAAAACTTCATTATTAGTACAGACCAATCACTAAATGGAGGTATCTTAACGCAAATTGGTCAGGGAGTCGCCTCTCATGCGACTAACGGGGACTTTACCATAGACAGTGGTACACCTGATGTTTATGTTTTAACACCTGAAGGTAATAACGATGCCGCACCAAATTATAAAGATGGTATGCGGCTTAGGTTTATCGCTGGCAATACAAATACTTTAACTACTGCGACAGTTAATTATGCAGGTAAAGGCGTAAAGAACTTAGTTAATTTAGCGGTAGGCTCTCTTTCAACGACTGAGGATAATAATATTGTTTTTAGATCGGGATCAGATGATTTTATACTAAAAACAACTGGTGTAGGTGCTGGATCTATCGGGCAATCAGAAATTGATACATCTGAATTAAACCCGATTGTTCAAATAGTAAGAAACGAAGATGCTACAGTAGCAGCGGGTACAGCCACTATGCCGTTTGATAATAGCATCCCACAACAAACAGAGGGGCAAGAGTTTACGCCTATTGCAACAACGATAACACCAAAAGATGCATCAAATCTTTTAAAGGTTAGAGTAGGTATGCAAATGTCTGGTAGAACTGCGGTTAGCATATTATCAATAGCTTTATTTCAAGATGCGGTGGCGAACGCCATAAAATCTAGTGCGTTTACGTTTACAGTAGCCGACGAACAATTTTATATGTATATGGAATTTGAAGTGGTTGCGGGTAGTACAGCGGCACGAACTTTTAAAGTCAGACATGGGACTGCTAATGGATCAAATTCAACGGTTAATGGTGATAATGGCAGTGCCAGAGGTGGTGCGACATTGGCAACATTTATGGAAGTAACGGAGGTAGTACAATGAGCAAAGTTATTGTTGTAGAAAATGATGACGGTAGTATTGGGTTTTTTGATCCGCCTGTTGAGGAATACACATTAAAAATTAGAGCAAAAAGCGTTTTACAAGAAGATGGAACCTCAACAGAAGATGTGTTCTATACCGAGGACGAATACTTAAAAGAATCAGAAGCGTCTTTAATTCAACAAGGAGTTGTCACACTTGGTGTTTTAGATAAAAGCGCAATACCGCTTGTGCCTGTTGGAGGTTATATTAATGATTTAAAGTTGGATGGTAAACAACTCGTTTATAGTAATGTCCATCAAAAACAAATGCTTAAACAAGAACGGAATAATTTACTAATAGCATCTGATTTTGATTGGCTTGTAGCCATCAAAAAAGGAAAAACAACTTTAGCTAACAATATTGTCAAATATGCTAAAGAACTACAAGATCTAGGCGCAGCTATTGACGCTAATCCTAGTAAAGTAACAATGCCTAAAAACCCCGCGCCTGATGATTTACGAGTTAAGGAGTAGGCCATGAAAACTATAGATTTGTTTATTCCGTATGGTGGTGGCGATCAAAACCCGGACAGCATTGTAGTGCATGCGATGGGTGAATATATTATGAATGAAAATGGCATGTTCGTTCATGCTTCTACTTTTCTTACTGACTATAAATTATCAGCGCATATTTTAGTAACACCTAATGGTGATCTACTTCGTTGTAGACACGATGATAAAATAGGATGGCATGCAAAAGGCCACAATACAGGTAGCTTAGGGATCGAGTTTCTTGTTGAAGGTGAGCACAACTATCCGACGTTTAGCAACAAAATAAAGGAACCGTATTTAACGGATAAACAGTACGCCGCCGGTGTTGACGTTGTTATGGAATGGCGGGAGTTATACGAGATTCAGAAAGTAGATCGGCACAGTGACCTATCACCTGAGCGTAAAGTAGACCCCGGTAATGGTTTCCCCTGGAGTGATTTCAAAAAAAGGTTAGGGGTATGAGTAATCTATGGGATATTATTAAAACGGTAGGGGGCGCGGTAGTCTCTACCGTTGTTCCTGGCGGCGCTGCTATCGTGCGTATCGTAAATGAGATGTTGCCCGATGATGAGAAGTTACCAATGAATGCAACCGGCGACGATGTACGGAGCGCGGTCAAAGGCTTACCCCCTGAAAAACAAGCTGAAATAAAATTAAAAGAATTTGAAGTTAATATAGAAAATATCAAACAGTCCAATGAAACGTTAAGGGCGATGTTAGAAGCCGACGCACGATCTACACATACCACACGGCCTAAGATAGCGTTAGGATCGTTTCATATCATTGCTTTTGTCACCATTGTTATTATTGCAATTTGGTCTTATGCGGTGACGACTGGAAATGTTACAATGATCAAAGCTGTTATGGAGGGTTGGCCGTTCATAGCTTCCATAACAGGCCCACTTGTGACGCTTTTATGGGCTTATTTTGGTGTCTTAAGGAACGAGCACAAGACACGTATGGACGCTGTAGGTGGGAATGCTAAGCCCGGAGGGCTTGCTGGTGCGATCTCTTCAATTGTTAGCGCAATTAAAAGATGAGAAGTGCTATTGATATAAAGGGGGTAAAGCAGACGATTTTCGATGTCAACGCGAAAGGAAGGCGTGTTATGAAAAATTTTACAGCTTGGCCTATTGTTATATTCGCAGTCACGGTATTGGTTGCTACAGGAGGCCAAATGTATTCTATATCTGCAAATTCAAAGGAGATTGCAGATCTTAAAAGTTTAAAACTTGATAAGAAAATTGCAGTGACAAATAAATCACTTGAACATGTGAAGGAGACTCTTGAGGAAATTAAAACTGAACAAGGAAGACAACGTGACCAACGTGAAGTTGATCAACGTGAACAGAGAGAATTAATGCTGGAAATTTATAAAGCGGTTAAAGATTAAAAAAATGCCTACCGTTCTGGGGTAACGGTAGGCTAAGATATTCAAATAAGAATTTCAAGCATGATCCTATCCTCTTAACCAATGACAATTAATCTCTATAAGGAACATAAACTACATATTTATCTCTAAGCAATATTAATACTAGTTACATGATTTCTTAAAGTCAAGCTATGTTTTAAATTGATTGGCCAATAAGCCAGTTATACAAGCCTATATAAATTATAATATACCTTATAATTTGGAACAGTATGTGAATACCACAAAACCATAGGGATACTTGAATTATAACCCCTATCCATGTATCTGATTTAGCAACCGCGATACATTTTCTTATAAATTTCCACATTATTTAGCCCTCTATTTGTTTACTTAATCTAAGTATAATGGATTAATAATTAAATGCGAGTTTTATTATCAATAGGCATGAGATAATTTAGCTATTTATTTGCTATTCGTTTTCTCATTGCGTTTAATAAAGCATTTTGTGTTTTATTTTTCTTTGCTTGTATATTGATAATGTCTTGGTCAATCGTATCTTTGCATATTGGTCTATGGACCATGACACGCTTTTTCTGTCCTTGTCTACGCAGTCGCCGGACAAATTGGATCACGTCTTCAAGTTTATAGATATGACTATACACAAAAAGATTGTGCCCAGATTCTTGTATGTTCAGCCCATGCGCTACTGATGAAATTTGGCCAAGTAATACAGGAATCTTTCCTGCATTCCAAGCTGTTTGGATCTCAAGCTTACGGTTTTTATTCGGTTTCTTACCCTCTAAGGTTGTGCCAAAAAATGGAGCGTTAGGGAACGCTTCTTGTAATGCTTGTAAGTCATGCTTAAACTCGTAACCGATTAGTACAGGATTGCCCTGTAACTCTTCTACGATGTCGATGGCCACGTTTAGTTTGTAATTATGAACATGGATAATCTTTCTTGTTTCATCATATACGCGTCCATTTGAGAATTGCCTTAACTTTTGCGACGCTATACCGGCTGTAGCGGCTGTTATCGTACCATTTTCTAATTCAGCGATGAACTCATTTTCTAACTCCTCATACTGCTTCATTAGCTTATTAGGGAGCGTAATAATAATATCGTTGTATTTTTCTTTTGGGATTTTTAAATAATCTTTACTTGGTCTATAAACAATATCTTTAATTTTTTTGTAGATACGTTTTTCTGCACCTTCTTGTAATTGGTAGTCATAGCCTTTATAGCCACATGGATCAAAGTACTCATTGCGGTATCGCCCGATAAACGCTCCTAAGCGTTCGCCCTCATCGAGTAGGTATATCTGACTAAATAGATCCATTAAACTCTGTGGACTAGGCGTACCAGTGAGAGCAATCACACGCGTAAAGCAATGCCTTAATTTTTTGAGTATTTTAAAACGCTGAGACTTAAAACTTTTAACTCTTGTTGACTCATCTAACACTAGTACATCAATTTTTTTCTCCCACTTCTTTTTATTCTGGTATAGCCAATACAGACCTTCATAGTTTATAAAATAGATGTCATAATCTTTAACAAGTTCTTTGTCCTTTCTCTTCCCATGTAGCGTAGTATAGGTAAACTTGAATTCCCATTTTTTAATCTCATTTTGCCATGTTTCTAGATCGAGTATGTTCATAGTAACGCATACAAGTACATTCTTAATCATTTTTTTCTTTTTTAAAATTTCAATGATTGAAAGTGTAGCCGATGTTTTCCCGTCACCGGGGTCAAGGAAGAGGCCACAACCAGGATTTTTAAGCCCGTATTTGATCGCACCTTTTTGTTGAGGGAGAGGTCTATACTTCATGCAAAAGCACATGGTTATATGGAATAAACCCCCTGCCACCTATTTTGTACATCTTGTATTCATAGAGGAAGATAACTTTTGCTTGTGCGACTGTGTCACATACATAGACATGTATACCACGTTCTCTTAGTTTATCGTGAGTATATCTCTGTAGTTTCTCACCTTTCCGTTTTGTGAATTTATTAACGTCTCGTTTGAATTCGATCATGAAAGAATATCCATCATCTAATAGTATTAGTAGATCCGGGTAGGAACGCTTAAAAAGCTTTAGAGCATCACAACCTTTCTTATCAATATACTTAACAAACTTTCCCTGTCTAGTTGATTCTAATGTTGTAAAATTGTAACTCACTTTAAACTTCACCAGTCCCCCTGCACTTAGGGCAAGTGTCTCCGTACCTTAACCCGTCTCCTTTGCAAGTTTTGCAAGCCATACTTTTATTATACTGTTTTCTACCACAACCACTACAGTATCGGGGGAACCTCACTGATTCGCCAATATAGATACCGCAACTTTCGCAAAGTATACCGTTTAATTTCATGTCTGTCATCTCACCCGTCACAATTCTCTTCCCCTATTTTTTTGTTCGAGCTGTTCGATTCTTTCAGGACAGGTTTCGACATCAGCGCGTATATCACCGTGCATCACAATCCCCACCATTTAATTTGTTTCGATTGCAAGATTTACAGTATTTATATGGAGTCTTTTTAAACACTTTATCATTGTACATTTTATTAATACGCCGATCCCATACCGCTAATAATCGTTCTAAATCTTTTCTATAATAAGTAAATTCCGTTAGTTCCCCACTGTCTAAGTACCAAAATTCTACTGTTGCCGTGTCATATTCTGGGTAAAGGCACAACAACACAAGTGCATAGATACAACCTTGTTCCCTATGCTCAGGGTACTTGCGACCCGTTTTATAATCAATCACAGTTAAGTCATAACCAAGGTGTGCGAAGTCTGCAAACCCTACAAAATAATCTGTGGTTTTTCTCGTTGCGACGGTTCTGTTTTTGTTCATACTAATATCAGGCTCAGTATGTCCGCTTTTCTTTTTAAAAATGAGACGCAACGCTTTAAATTCCTTAGTGTATTTCTTCAACTCCTTTGGCAGTCCGTTTATCTTACCGTTAACATAGTTCTCTGCTTTTTTATGAATAGCCACCCCACGTTCTAGTGCATAGCTTGATCCGCGTTTATGGCCTAATAAGTAATGCCATTCATACTGAGCAGGGCATTTGCGATACATCGACCATCGACTATACGACCATCGTTTATTTTTCTTCTTCATTTTCTATTGGTATCAGTTGTAAATGCATCCCTATAGCATTAGAAATTCTTTTTACTTGGATCGCGCAATCTTCACAAATAAGTGCCTCATCTTCACCAGGCCAAGTGTACCTAAAACTTGATACGTTACCACATCCAACTTGACTACACTTCTCCATATTCTTATGCTCCTATAAATTAATTTGCGAACCCATAGTCTTACTTGTCTATGCAATCTAGCGTTAAAAAATCGTCTCCAAAAATATGATCGGATAATAGAAACTATAGTAAATAAACCTGTAATTAAAAAGCTATCTGTTATAGTAGTCTCAAGTCCCCACCATGGTGTAATAGCATACCTCCATAAAAATAATGCAATTACCCATCCTGATAAGACATTAATCGAAGCTTCTATAAAAGATTCAAGTTTAGCTTGTTTCATTTAAGGTACGCTATGAGCTTCACATACACCATGCCTATCATCATAGTCTTTCAATGTATGGAAGTGCTCAGAGAGAAAAAGTGCGTTACAAAGAAAGTGATCGACATGTGGTAGGCCAGTTTCCCTATCTAAATCTTCTCCATCTAAAAATGCAACTAAATGTCGTAAAGCTGAGTCAGAGATAGATCGCCAAGGTAGCCCTTTCTTCCAATTATCACGGGCATACTTAGAGGCCCCAAACATCATAACACGACTCACTCCTTCACACGCTTTAGGCGCACTGAGAAGATAAGACAATTTCACTTTACCGTGATTGTGCCGCTCTGCTTGTAGCTTGCCTGGTGCTTTAATCATTCGTGGTGGGTCTCCTGTGAGTGTCATGTTAATATTTCTCCCATATGTTGTTAATAGTTTCTCGTTGTTTGTAAGACAACTTTTTACCCTTACCTAGTTGGTTACTAATACTATCAACAAAATTAGTCTCCCAATCGTTGAGTTTATAACTAATCTTTTCTAACTCATCTATTACAAAAGCAGCTTCTGTGTTCCCTATTATCATTTTATCCTCTCTTTAAAAAGGAATTAAGTGTTGATAAGCTGCTGAGATAACACGTGCTTGATGCTTAGCGTCGTGTAAGGCGATATGCGCGGTGCCTTCAAAAACAATTGTCTTACGGTTGAAGCCCGCACACTCTGCTACATCAATAATCGTGCGCATGTCTCTTACGTCCCAAAAATCCCATGGGGGTTTTTGAGCATGTGCTTTTTGATAAGCATGCTCTAAAATTGTAATATCAAACGTTGCACCATTCCCCCATATATAACCGTCCTCATGAAGAAACTCAGTTAGATTAGATAGCGCATCGTCAATAGTCATGTGCAAGTCCTGCTTTGTTAAGCGATGGCGTGCCTCTTCACTTTGTTTCATCCACCACATTACCGTTTCAACACTGATGTGGAACGTACCATCCTCGGGGCAACGCACATTTTCAGACCAGCTATCTAAAATCTCCCCTGTTGATATATCGAACTTCACACAGGCAATCACTAATATGTAAGCGTCGTATCGAGTGCTGAGTGTTTCCAGATCGAGACAGTAATCTACTCGTTTTTCAGTTTTCATTGTTTTGATCATCTCCATACTGTTCACAATATTCAATCACTAATTTGCTGTTGCGTTGTAGCCATTCTTTTAGAGATTCTAAATCAGCAGAGTTGCCGCTGCTAAGCACTGTATCCTGTAGGTAGTGAGCGTCGAAATTTAATTCTATTTGATGCAAGTTTGCCCTCTCCCTATTACTAAATACATTAAAGTCGGAGGTTCTCCACGCCGTGATAAGGATTTCAACACCCTCCACATCATATGTTTTTTTAACCTTGCTCATTGTTTCGTCTCCTGTTGCTTTACGCTTTTTTGATATAATACATTGGTATCGTCTATACACCCTGCATTGAGTCTGGTGTCCCATGACACGTTTTGGCCTTGTTGTGAATACGTATAAGTTGCACTCGCAAGCTAATTCTTGTTCACACCTTCTCATAATGTCTTTCTTTTCATTCTTACCAATCATTCTACTTTCTCCATCTGTCCCCACCTATCACCTATCTTGCCGTCTGACAGCATGGGTAAATCAAACAACTCGTCATACTCCATGGCCTCTTTAAAATCAGCCATTAACTTTTTCTTTTGACGCCTAGAGCCTGATATCATAAACTCGTCATGAACCGTAAGCACTAACCGCGCATCGTAATCCTTAGCTTTCAAAACGTCGTCAATATTTAACAGCGCACGCTTTGTATGATCCGCTGCACTGCCTTGCATCAATGTGTTAAGACCGACAAACTCACGGCCTTCCTCGAATTCATACCAACGTCCACCGGCTGTTCTGAACTGCTCGTCGCGTCGTGCCATGACAGCGAGGTCATTTTTTAATTCTTTAACACCCGGCAAGGCTTTACCGTGGGCACGTAGAATATCTTTCGCTTCCGTTAATGGGACATGGATAGTTTCGGACAGGGCCGGTATCCCCCCGCCATACACCATCAAAAAATTGCACGGCTTCACATGATCATCCCTGTCATATATTTGCCCCGTTAAATCTTCCATTATCTCTTTGATAAAGTTGTGGGCGTCCATTTTCGGATTAGCTAAAAACGCTGATAGTAATTGCCCATCCTCAAAATGCGCAAGGATGCGAAGTTCTTGTTGGGAAAAGTCACGGTTGAATAGTGTATGTGACTTCTTATCTGCGATAATGTAGTTGCGAAGGACGGGCATTTTTTTGTCTTTGGGCTGCCGTGGTACTTGTTGGAAGTTGGAACTAAATCGTCCCGTATACGTGCCTTTGTCGTTGTCACCTTTAATCGTATTAAACCAAGGGTAGAACCTACCGTCATTCGCAAGCGCCGAGTCTAACCAAGGCTGCATGTACGTACCGAGGAGCTTTGTGTACTTACTGAATGTGTCTAGTTGATGGACTAGCTTTTTGTCTGTACAGACATTTAACAATGATTCAATCCCTGTTTTTGGATTTATTTGACCTGTTTTTTTGGACGGTTCCCCATATTCCCATTCATCGACAAGACCTAGTCTTTCAAACACCTCAATCTTTTGTTTAGGGCTGTCCAGGTTAATGTCTCCTAGCGTTTTACGGATCGCATTCTCTGCACGTTTCATGACTTTCTTTGCTTTGATTAAGTCAGGTTCCAGGGATTTGTAGTCAATGGGAACGCCTATACGTTCCATCTCGATAACTTGGAGAATCACACGCTTTTCAATTTCGTACTGTTTAACCATTCCTTTCTCAACAATATCCTTATAGAATAACTTATAAAGTTTTTTTGTTCGGCTCACATCTCCCTTAGCGTAACGGCCTACGAGCTTACCCGGTGCTAAATAAATGTATCTACCCCATTCAGTCTTGGCACGCTTGGCCTCTGGCACATGTTGAAAAAGCCAATCTTTTAATCTTTGTTGCTCATCAGGAGGCATGCCTAAGTATTTGTCTGCTAAAGCTTTAAGTTTTAAGCTTGGTTCACGGGGGTTGTGGAGAAATGCTAGTAGCATAGAATCATGCCAACCTTTAGGAGGGACAAGTGGCAAACCAAAATGCACTTCTGCAACTTCTAAATCGAATTTTCCATTATGACAAAGTATTTGATGGTTCTTGTAGAGGTCTTTTACCTTACGTTTAGCTTCTCCTTTCGTACAATTGTTTTCTGTTGGATGCCCCCAAGACATGTAGTAATCTGATCTGCCCGGTTCGTTAATCGCTACACCGCAAGGTCTAGGTGGGTAATCCGGCCTCTTTTCGATAGGGTAAGTTTCAAAATCTATCGTTACGATGTTAGTCACTTTAATATCTCATAAAGAACAATTACTACAATCACAACTACACTAACTAATAATGCACACAGATGCGCATGTATACCGTCGTCGATAGTGAAAAACTCTTCATCAATTTTAATCATCTTGTTTATACCTTAGCTTATTTTCTATCCACCAATTCAAGGATCTTTTTAGCCTCTTTCTCGTCCATTGCCAATATCACTATACCTACTAAAATTATTACCACAAGAGGGAGCACAAAGGTCATTACTAACCCTGTTATTAACATACTTGCGCCTACCTTCGTTGATTTTTTACTCATCACTACACTCCTATTTGGGTTGAGAAATTATTAAACAGCAAAAGGATAGTTAATAGCATCATCATGCTCATATCCTTGCAATTCAAAATGTTCAGATGTTACCCACGTTTCTAAATCTTTAAGTGTTTCTATCCTAGGATCGATCCATAACCTAGGCAGTGGCTTAGGTGTCCTACCTAGTTGTACATGCATAAGGTAAACTTGGTTAGTATAGATATGGATATCGTGCATGAAATGATTAAACCCACCAACCTCTAATTTTGTAATGTGCGCTATAACTGATAAGAGCCACGCATACCCCGCAATATTGAACGGTACGCCTAGAGGCAAATCACAGCTACGCTGATACATAGACAGGTGTAATTTTCCTTCTAAGATGCCAAACTGATAGAGCACATGACATGGGGGGAGCGCCATCTCTGAGAGTTGCCCAGGGTTCCAGTGTGTGACTATCTCACGTCGATTATCAATACCTTTGCCCAAATCATTGACGACATTAGCAAGTTGGTCAGCCCCACGGCTGATGATATTTCCTTTATCAATGATCGTATATCGCCAATCCCTAGCCTGTACACCGTAAATACGTCCTAGATCATCCGTACCACGACGTTGAGGACTCTCTAACCACTGTTTATTCTCATTAGCATTCGCGTCCCATACATCACAGCCCAAGGCTCTAAAATCAGAAGCGTTGTCATACCCACGTAAAAACCCAAGCATTTCACCAACAACTTTTTTGAAAGGTAATTTCTTTGTGGTAACAACAGGAAAACCCTCTAATAGGTTATACCTTGCATAGTCTCCGATATAACCTATCGTATCAACACCTGTACGATTAGATTTAATCGATCCACTCAATGCTTTTTCGCACAGCTCTAAGTATTGCCTCACTACTCTTCTCCTTGTTAACTAACTCTGAGGACCAGTTTATTCGGCGTACTCTCACTGGGCTAAGAGCAATACGATTAACCTAAGCATCGTTAAGTTAAGAATGCCTTATTTCAGCCTAACTAAACTTGCTACGTTTTTTCTTACTAACTTTCTTTTTACTAACTTTCTTTTTACTTTGACTAGGTGCTGTGTAGTTACTTGCGTCATAAGGTTGTTCAAGTAACTTGTTTGTTTCCTCCAGCATATCCGCCATTGCTTGCAATGTTTTCTCTGATGTGATCTCATTCACAAAATCAAAACATAGTGGGGGGTAAGAAGCCGTAGAGTCTTCATCAAAATGAATGTTAGTGGCACATTGCATTATATGCAGCCCCATGGTTTCAATTTTACTCATAAACCCTTTCCAGCTTTTTAATGAAGTAGGGGAGATATTGAGCCGTTTAATTTCAAGCTTACCATTAGGCCCTTCTACCGCTAAGATTAAACGGCGGCGCTCTGCGCATGCTTTGCCGTCACCTACACCACTACCCCACTCATTCATTGCGCACACATCACAATTCTCATTTTGCATGTTAGGACTGTCATTATGAGGTGTCATACCTTCCTCATCATACGTTATGGTAAAGCATGCGGGGCTTTGAGAATCACCATCTTTGTAGGTAGTGTCATAGTAAGTACGTTCAAAGCACCAGCCTAGCACCACACAATCCAATTCACGACCAAGAGAATGATCGCCAAGGCTAAACTTTGCACCTTTCGTACTGATGATATCACCAATTGCAGGCGACTCCTTTGGTGCTTTACCTTGCTTAGCATGCTTTGCAAGTTGTTGTTGCCAAGGGAGAACTAAACTCTTCTTTGCTGATTTTTTCTTTTTAGGCATTGTCTTTCTCCTGCTTGAGTTGATCAAGTTTTGCGCTATCTTTTGTCACAGCAAGCGCAGCTCTCATATACGAAGTTAAGTCAGATCGAGCTTGTTTTTGGCTAACGTCGATACCTTGCGCAACGAATTGAATAGCACTCATTAAAGCTACTTTATGACTGCGCATCAACGCCTTATTTTCTTTGATACGGCCTTGGATTACTTTCTTATCTAGTTTACGTGGCATTGTGTTACTCCTCTTCTTTCTTTGGTTAAAAAAATTGATTGCTTATCTAAAAGTGACTTAGATAGTTTCGTTATCTCTTGTTAAACGATAACTAAAGGTATAACTTCTTACAAATCTTATACCTTTATGGAGTGATACGATATTATGAGGCGTATGTTTCTCCCACATCTGGACTAGCCCTTGATTACGTTCATTATTATTAAGATCAAATGTGATCTTGTCCGCTTTCAAGCAATATACATCCTCTATGACCTCATCGTTTATTATTAATTTCATACTCTAAACCCTTCTTTTGAAACCAACCATTAACGATTTTTTGATCATCTTCTCTGTACCGGGTACTCTTGCGCCATCTTCTAAGTATTCGTTAAGTGTCGCTTGAGATAAACGCTTTTGTAGAATAGATTGATCTTTGTTGGAGAAGATATACTTATAGACTTTCTTCCAGTCTTTGACACTGTGTACAGTAGTTTCCTTAATTGTCGCCGACCCTAGTGCAACGTCTGAACGCTCAATTCCTTCACGCTCTTGTGCCTTGATGATTTGCTTTTCAAGCCCCGATGCCTTCTCTTTCAGATCATCTATTTCTGCGTTCTTCTTTTTTATTTTTTGCTTCAATTTTAAAAACGATGTGACAACTGTACCTAATTTTTTATCTAGCATCATCAATCCTCTATGTTTGTCTCTTATGTACAAGTACGAGTCATTAATTATTAAAATAAAGTTTTAATAATTAATCGTGGTATTCGCAATAGTAGCTACGTGTTATCTCAGGATTTTCTTTCCTCAATTTGTCCAAAGCCTGATATCTACCATAGTCCCGTTCTCTATTAATATATGTGCTAAATTGTACGTTCTTATTGTTAAATGCTACTGCTTGACAATCCATCAAGTTACTTCCCATCGGATAGATTGCGCACCATTGATTACCATCTTTATAAACATGTATTAAGTCTCTAGTTCCCATTATTAGTCTCCTCAAAATCAATCAAAGAATCTTCAAAATAAATACTTGCTTGTTCACACTGATTAGCGTCTGTACAGCGGCACTCAACTTCTGTTATTGACACAGTCGTCCCACCATAAGGGACGCGGTCCACAAAGTGATGAAGATATTGGCAGTCTTCGCATGCGTCCTCTCTACAATGATCCAACGATTCAAAAATTGTACTGATGTTTAGGGTATTACCCATGGAGTTTTTCAACTCCTTCAAAATTCACGGGGAGTGGAGGCACAAAAGCTGATTTGTATAAGAACGCAATCGCATTTGTTTCAGATTTAAACAATTTAGCCGTTACACAACCATCAACGTATATATTATAGACAGTATCATCATTGAGATCTTTCCTAATCTTAAACCCCTCATCTATTAAAGAGGGCAGGGTTACTTTATTCACTAACCATTGCTTTTGATTCAAACACACCATGTGGTATGCATCATCACCGTATTTGTTACAAATATAGGTATCAACTTCTTTTAGTGCTATTGCCAATACAGGTACACAAACATCTAAATATATAAGAGTTTCACGAATAGCTTTAGCTTTTGATTTATTTTCCACTAATATCTTGTGGAGTAACGTATACCGTACATTTATCGCTGCTGTTGTTAACTCATTGATTTTCATGATTTTAGCCCTCTGATTTGTTTACTTAATCTAAGTATAATGGATTAATAATTAAATGCAAGTTTTATTATTAAATAGCTTAGCATGGCCCCTATGTGTGTTTTGTCGATGCGTTACCGGACTAGTGTGAGTGGGGTTACAACATGGGCGATTACGACAAATATGATCTAAAATAAGCCCGTTTTTAATAGGCGCTATTAAGAATTCATAAGTAAACCTATGCGTCATAAAACGCCAACCATTAATAGAGTAACGCCCATATCCATTTCGATTTATTTCACCTTGCCATTCCCAACAACCGTTACTAGTAACTAAAATTTTAGCTTGAAATGCAACAGGCAATTTATTTAAATAGTATGTATGCACCCTAGTTATCACGACTCTAACGACTCCATGAAATTTTCCATAGTGCTAAAGTGATCGACGGTATAAAGGGTATGAGATACTGTTTCTCGTGGGCCTATAATAGTTAGTGATTTACCTAACCCTAAAGCATAACCAAACTCAACGTGCTTACCCCCACGCCCATTGTTGCGCGGTTCATCCGTTAAAGAGATCATCCAATCACAAGCCCCTATATCTTCTAGGCCTTCCCTGGCGTACCTTCGACGTTCGCTATCCTCTGCTTGGCTAGATAGGCCGGTAGGCATAACATGATCACACTCAGGGAGAACCCATCGACTAGTAATTTCATAGCCTTTGGCCATTAACATATTAGCAAGCTTGTTAGCTTCTGATCGTCTACTAAATCGCGCTGCAATGTATACTTTCATAAATCACCATTATTTATAATAACTTTTTGCATTCTTTTACTGATAACTCTACATCATAAATATGTGATGCTAAAGTAGATACCTTGCGTAGTAAATGTTCTATCTTACAATTAGCCTCATTGAGATCGCTTTCTGTTCCTTGGTTATGGTAGAACCTTTTAATAAGCTCATTTACTTCTGCATGAGAGCGATCAACATATCGGATTAACTCTTCATTTGATAAGTTTCTAAGCTGCGTATCACTTAACAGTACTTCATGAATCGAGTATCTTTCCTTAAATAAAGCGGATGCTTGGGTTCGTTACTATTCGTTACACCTAAACAATAAGGCGTGGTATTTAATAGCTCTAATTGTTCTACTACATCCTTAGCACGATCCAAATAATGACCGTGATTCCCCCATGCACAAACTATTGTATCAACAGCACGAGAGTATAGAAAAATATAATTATCGTTTTCTGGCCCGATAGTAGAGATAGGGTTATAAGGCGTACTTTTAAGTACTTTGAACTTTGTTGCCCGATAGGCGAATAAATTACAGACACACATACCCCCATAACCTTGATCCACAGCAAAATTAATGCAGCGTCTAATAGTAGGATCATCTTTACTTGCATCAGCGGTGCTTGGGTTTAACATAATAAACATGACTGTAGGCTTTTCACGTTTCCATACCCGCCAAAGTACATACCTATACAAACCACAGTCAGATATTTTAGCACCGTGAACAGTTCTCTTTATCTCATTTTTAATAGACTTTAGTTTCATAGTTCCCCCTTTAACAAAGCTATTTGCAAGCCATCATTAATCCTTTGCATCGTCTCAGCTTTTATTTGAGTAGCCGGTACTTTTAACATAACTGCTAAAACAGCTTCAAATTCAACAGTCATTTTACGTGTCTTCTTATTAAGACTAACTTTTACGTTTCTAATATCCTCAATGTTACCCATTCTTTAAATCCTCCAACGTATCAAAAATAAGCCATCGACTAACTGTGAAGACCCCACCAAGTACAAAACAAATTATAACCAACGCTAAGGATTGCCAATAAAAAATATCATTACTAAATTGTACCCGGTGTGGATAATGCATAACCCCCCATAGTATAGACGATAGATAGCACATAGCTTCTAACATCATCAAGCAAGATTTAGCGAGTAACTTGATTAGATCATTCATTTTAACCACATCTTATATCTGTAGTGATTTTTATCGCTTAAAATCAGGACTATATAACTCCATCATCTTCTAGTATACTGATGGCAGTCCCAATCCTTATTCTATTTGATAATACTATTTGTTCTTTATCGATCATCACGTTTACCTTTTACTCGTAAGAGATAACCCTTAAAACCTTTAACAACCCCTACACTAATAATTAATAGTGCAATTAAAGTTAACAAACATACGATCATCGTTGCTCTCCTTTTCTTTAAAATTTACACACCAAATTAAGCCCTATATTAATCGAGCTATAATCTTCGTTTTGTGCGCTATGTAATTTATCACACCCACCGCTATGCTCACTACCATAAGGACAAACCCAATCATCATTATAACCGCTGATATCTTCCTTAATTTTCATACGCCGGTACGACACCACAAAACCCGTCGTCCAATTCTTAGTAATAGGATAGATAAACTCAGCACCAACAGCGATCCCAAAGGTGTACTCGCTATGTTTAAGTCCTACTTCATCAAATATTACAAACGCATCTGATGAATATCTATTTCCAAGATAGTACCCAAACGTCTCATCCTCGTTTTTATGCCGTTGACCGATAGAATCCTTAATCATATAGTACCCTACTTGACTAAATAATCTAAGGCGTTTATTAACTCGGTACTTAGTGCCTACGCCTACACCTTTAATATCATACGTCCACGCTTTACCACCTAACAATAAAACGTCTATGTCTTCCTGAGAACCAAATATATACAAATCGTTATCAAAATTATAGTTAATCTGTAGTCCTACCCACGTTCCAGTACCGTGGTCATATCGTTCTGTAAATTTAGTGGACGATAATACTACCGCCTCCAGTTCTCCGGCTTCGCACTCTGCCCCCACTGCCGACACTAGCACAAGGACTATCAATAAAAGTGCTGTGTTTATAAGTATTAAGCATTTAGTTCTCATTTGTATTTCCTCCTGTCTTTTATAGTTTAAATCTAATGTAACTTGTTTTGTCAACTCGCATTGGCATCCACACAGAGAAGACCGATCCTTTTGGGTTGCCATTTTGTCCATCAAAAGAGATCCGCTTATCCGGCACATACACAAGCGGCGCTTTATCCTCGATCCAATCTTGATACCAACCAACGCTACGATCATCAGGGAGGCAACCGACAACGATCAAACCTTTCTGTGATTCCTCGTATGCTTTCCTGCACCACGGTCCAGCGCGTTTGTCTCCTTCACCTGGCGGCGTTTTACTGTGTGAGTATGCGTCCACCACTCTATCTCTTTTCTTGTTGAATACGTGATACTTCCATGGTTAAAACTTCTTCTGTACCATCTGGATAGCAAAAAGTCCATTTTTTAATAGTCCCTAACGCATACCCACAAAAAAAGCCTGTAGCTTTCTCACTATATTTTTCACATAGTAAAAACCGTGTTTCCTTTTTATTTCTCCAAAGACAGTTTCCTTTTCGTATTTCCCTACGTAATCGTATTATATCTGACTTTTCAACTTTGCCCCAGTAAAAATAATCAGATTTAATACCTGGTTCGTTTTGCATATCAAGATGCATGCCTTCTACGATTTCAAATTCATCTTTTATATTCATAGCCCACTCCTAAGTTTTATGTTTCCGTTTCTTAGCTTCAAATAATGCGATTTTTGACCTATCATAATGCTCTTGTATCTGTTTATGATTAGCCGACTTCCATTTATCTAAATTCCTTAACGCACGTAATCTCTGTGTACCTGATGAACGGGTTCGTACGACATAGACGTTATCGAATATCTTAGTTAATGCTTTGCCCATTGCCGTTTCTGTTACGTTCGCTCTTGGGTTCTTAATTTGATAAAGACTAATAACTTGCCCAGTTGTGTATAAGTCTCTGTCAATGTTCACGCCATCAATGGATAATGCAAAGTCTGGGTTAGTTCTTATATTGACGAGGAACCGTTCAATATCTGTTAATGAGTGGTCGATTAGATCTTGCTTGGCTTGTGTCATAGGTGCATCTGCTCTATGATCAAACCCCTTTGTTATCCTATGTTCATTAATAAAATAATGAAGTAAATGAGCTGTACCACCCCCATTTCTAAAATTTTCAAGTGCCACCCCCATCTTTAAAGAAAACCCCAACCCTGCTAAAACTCTATAGACAAACCAACGTCGATCCCCTGGATCGATGCTTAAAGCGTCTACATGATTTGAGGTGAATAAGTATTGGATGCAGTCTTTTACGGTATAAGACGGTTGCCATTTCTTCTCAAGCGTCACCTCTGGTCGTGTAATTAAATTCTTAATCTTATCCGCTTCCCCACGCTTATTATCCTTACCTGATATCTCATCTCCTAAAATAAATTGTTTATTCACTGCCCACTCATTAAAAGCCCTGTTCATTTGAGAATCGTCAACAAGTCGATAATTGTGGCCGTACATCGCGCCTATAGTCATTCCAATAGAACTTTTACCAGTGCCATGCTCAATAGACTGGAGCAATACGCCAGTTAACATCTTTGCACCTGGATTTTGAATAGGATATGCTACCCAGTCTAAAAACCAAGCAATCAATATTTTATCATTATTAAAAATAATCTTAACCGCATCTAAAAATATTTTAATACTCCCTTTCTTAGGTACGCATCCCCAACCTTTCCACAAATTATACTCATTGTTTTCCGTTACTTCTGGTTGTCCAGGGCTATAAGCTAAACGAATATGCTCTCTACGTTTAAGAGACCTCACCCACAGTTCTGCAACACTAACAGACTTACCATCCTCCCCTATAGTTGTTCGATTAGCGTATTTAGTATCGATCAACGCGGTACGGTTTATAAATAAATTATCTTTAAAAAGATAAAACTTACCTACTTCTCGAATATAAGCAACTTCACTGCTGAGTTCATCTATTTCCGTCAACTCATCAAACTGATCTTCTTGGATATTATTATAATCCCGTTTACTATGGTCTAATAAGTAATCATCTAACCCTATTTTTTGGTAAGAGTTAAACGGCAACTTTTTGTTAAAAACAACAGCACCTTTATCGCTTAGAACTTTAGAAAAAGCCCGTAATGCATTCATAACATCCGGGTTGCTTTGACTATCGTTATCAAAACACAACAATACTTTCCTATCTTGTAGCGTAATATGTTTAAAATCGTCAATTAACATTTTACGTAATTTCTTTGATCGAAAAGCCCAGACCCCTCCTAGCCCAATAGTAGGAATATCCTCTTTACATGCCTTATACGCTTTCTTCTCCCCCTCAGTAAACGTAACGGTAATACTTGGATCGGTTAATATCTTTTTCCATTTAATGCAAGGAGAAAAGTAAAGATGAGGATCAGTTCCTTTCAGTTGGGAATACTTAACTACTTTTTTTTCTTTGTTTTTTATTTCACTAGTAAATCTAAATCTAAACACATCTATAAGCTTACCATGAATATCAAAATAAGGGAGAACATAGCCATGAGTGGCAAAAGAACTGTTTAATACCGCTTCAGCTCTATCGGCGTCACATGGCGTCAATCGCATTTTTTTAAAATCCATAGTTGTTAACCCACTACGCGCTAAATCATCTAGTACCACTTGTTTTAGCTCCTTGTTATTCATATCTACTAATCAATCCTAAAACCATAAAATAAAAGATTAACCATTCACCTCTAATTGAATCAAACGGAGGAAGATATATCGTAACTTTAAACTCAAATACTATAATACTTATAAATGCCAACAAGCCCCCCCCAAGTGTTGACAATACTATTGATAGTAAAACCTTCATCCTAGGTATCTCACGTTTAAGCATTAACTTTCTCCTTCTTGCGTTCTATTAATTGTTTAATAGCTTGCTCTATAAAAAGATTTCTACGACAACAACGGAGAAGATACACATCAAGCTTTTCTTTCTTAAGTACACAGCATTTCTCTTCTAGGATTTTTAAATCTAATGCAATAACCACTTTTGTATCTAGTTTAATCAAGTAAGATTTTCGCAATGTAGGCGTAAATTTAAAAATAGTGTCGTCTAATTTCTTAATAGCTTCTTCAATAAAAAAATACCTGCTCCAACAACGTAACGCGTAAGCATAGTCCCCTTCTTTTTTAAAGACACGTTTTTTTTCTCTCAAGATATAAGCGTCCAATGCTTCAATAATAATAGGATCTAAGTTAATAGAGTAAGACTTTCGCATAGCTACTATATCTCACCTAATAAGGGAGACAACTCACCCCACAAGCGATATCAGAGGGGCTAACTTCTGGAGGGAATCGCTTGGGATCTGGGGTGAGTTGCCATGGATGTTTTGTTAGAAATTAGCCATGGAGTAACTATAGCATACACAAATTCGTTTGCAACTCTTTTTATATTTTCAACCATTCTCTTATAAAAATAAACGCATAACTTTCCCAGCCTTAGCTAACTTATTGAAACTAAAAGAAAACTTATAGTTATTATCTGTTACAGGTTTTCTTTGTTTTTCGACTTAAAAAGTATATAAGAGAGATAGTATAGTGTATAGGTATATATATATATATTTAATTAAAAAAGGTGTAACACCTAAAACAACTATATAAGCCCTTGAAAAATAAAGGAAAATTCAGTTTCAACTTAAATGAAACACCCACTACAACCCGTAACACCTTGATTTTGCTCCTGTTGAGGGATTTGTAACTTTTTTAGGCGTAGGTTGACATTAATAATAAAACTTGATATCTATTATTAATGGTCTATAATTGTATATAACAGACACACAAACAGAGGGCTAAAACGATGGACAGATATACGATGATGAGTAAAATAGCAAAGACGCTCGAGAGTGGTGAGGCTATTACTATTAGCGTAACTAATGCAAGAGGCAGGACGCTAAACCATTACTACATTGTAACTAACGCAGGCTATAAATATAGCCACCACGGTTGGGGTTGTCCTGGTAGTCTAAGAGATGAGTATAGAGATCGAGTCTTAAATGGTTAACCTACGTGGCTTCATCATCCGCTTCAAAAAGTGGAAAAAAGCGGATGATATGGAGTGGGAGGCGTGGAAAGAGATGTTTAGACATGCAGATCCCCTGACTCAAGCACTAGTTATTTTGTATATCGTAACACCTATATTAGTTGTGTTTTATATCACAATTTCGATATCGTTCTAATAAAAATACCTTTAAGAAGACTAGATTTTCTTCTTTAATCCTCTTTATCTTTAGAAATACCCCCCTTAATACTGGTTTTATTAGCGGATTAAGCAAAGATTGGCTATGATAGGGGCATGGCCAAGAAACTCAATGCAAAAGAAAAAGCGTTTGTTGACGAATACTTAAAAGATCTAAATGCAGTACGTGCAGGAGTACGTGCAGGGTATGCCGTATCTACAGCAAATGCGAAGTGTCCATTGTGGGTCTGTAAAAGTAGGAGTAAATGCCCTGCTCATAAACGTCATATATGGGATGCAGTAAATAAAGCAAAGCAAGAACGCAGCGAACGTACACAGATTGATGCTGATTGGCTATTAAAAAGATTAGCGCAAGAAGCAGAAGCGGACGTATCGGATTTATATAATGCTGAAGGCGGGCTTAAACCTATTCATGATTGGCCTGAGATTTGGCGTAAGGGTTTAGTTTCAGGGTTTGAGATCGAACAACAGTTTGTTTGTGAGGGTAAGAAGAAAGTCCCTAACGGCTACATTTTTAAAATAAAAGTTTCAGATCGTGTTAAACGTTTAGAATTGATTGGTCGGCATGTTGATGTTCAAGCTTTCCCCACTAAAGTTGAAGTTACCGGCCAAGGTGGGGGGCCACAAGAACACGTTATACTAAGCAAAGAAGATTATAAAGAAATAAGACAACAGATGCTTGATAAAGATGACTGTTGAATCTGAAGCAAGACGATTAGAGTGTGAGCTTGATGGGTTGTACTTCAATCGTTATTTTATGAAGCATCGTTTTGGTTCCAAAATGATTTTAGGCCGACATCATTCTATTATTCAAAACGCTCTCGATAGAACAATGTTACCCCCCGATGATGAACAATTTATTTCACGTTTAATTATTAACGTCCCCCCAGGCTATACTAAGACAGAGTTAGCTAGTATTGGTTACATGGCTAGAGGACTCGCTATAAATTCAATGTCTCGATTTTTACATTTATCTTATTCTGATAAATTAGTAATGCAAAACTCAGGTACGATACGTGAGATTGTTAAAAGTTCAAATTTTCAAAAGATGTGGCCTATTAGCGTCAAAGCTGATACGGACAGTAAAAAGATTTGGCATACAAATGTTAATGGAGGTGTTACAGCAACAGCAGCAGGAGGACAGGTAACAGGGTTTAGAGCGGGGCATATGGATAATAAACAATTTACAGGTGCATTAGTGATTGATGATCCTGTTAAACCTGATGATGCTTACTCTGAAATAATACGAGAAGGAGTTAATAATAGTTACAATGAAACCGTTGCTTCTCGTATCGCTATTGAAACAACGCCTATTATTGTTATCATGCAACGTATTCATTTTAATGATTTGAGTGGTTATTTGTTAACGGGGGGTTCTGGCGAATACTGGCACCATTTGAAACTGCCAGTGATGGTTGACAATTCAGAAGAGTATCCAAAAGAGTACACCCACGGCATACAAATCAAGCATGGATTAAAAAATGGTTGGCTATGGTTGTTCAAGCATAACGATCTCCATAAAGTTGCTTTAGAAAGTCATAGAAGAAAATACAATGCACAATATAAACAGAAACCGCTTAAACGTGATGAGGATACTGTTTTATGGATGGAGAGTACTATTATAGCGGCTAAGAATAAGCGCATAGGGGCAAAGTCTATTAGAACATTGGTTGCAGTTGATCCAGCAACTACGAATACAGAAAAATCGGATGAGCATGGAATAATGGTAGGTAGTGAACATCCCAATAAACTATATAGTATAGATGCGGATTATTCCCGTAAAGGATCGCCAAAGACTTGGGCAAAAGCGGTTATTCATGCGTATGATTTTCATGACGCTGATGCTGTCGTGATAGAGACTAATCAAGGTGGGGATATGTGTGAAGATACTTTACGTAATGCAGGGTATGAGGGTAGAGTGATTAGAATACATGCTAAAAAAGGAAAAGCGTTAAGAGCTGAACCTGTTGTAGCGTTGTACGAACTTGGTTTAGTTTCACATAGGGCAGGTCTTTCAAAATTTGAAGAGGAGATGATGGACTTTGATCCAGTGACGCAAAAATCTAATGGGAAGTCTCCTAATAGAGTTGATGCGGGTGTCTATGTCCTTAGTGAGTTGTCAGGTGCTTTTTCTAATTTGGAAGAGTTGTTAAAAATGGCGATAGGAGGATAAGATGTTTTGGTCGAAAAGAAATAATATTAAATCAAACAGTGATGTTAACTACAAGAAATTTAAGGAGGAGGTCGCTCAAGTTCTTAGGGATGCAAATTTACAAACAAATAGTGGATCTATGAATGAAGGTATACGATCTCGAATAGCTTCTCTTATGTCAGGGGGGTATGATTTTGCGGATACGCTACACAACATCTATATAGACTACGGCTACCCCGCTAAACTTGAGTTTTTTAACTATTGGAATATGTATCGACGTTTTGGCGTTGCCAAAAGTATAGTAGAGTTACCGCCAGATGTTGGGTGGATGACACCTCCTGTTATTAATGGGAGTGATCAATTTAATAGGGAATTTGAGTTGCTTGTTAAACAAGTTAAATTTTGGGTTAGGTTGAAAGGTTTAGATGTTCGTCAACGTGTGGGGCGTTATGCTGGTATGTTCATGCGAGTGAGGGACAATAAAAGATCGGATCAACCTATTGAAGGAAAGATTAATGGGCTAGGATCTCTTGTTGAGGTTATGCCACTTTATGAAAGTCAACTTGATGTTGTTGAAGCAAATACCGATGCTAAATCGGATAACTTCGGTCAACCTATCATGTATCAATATTCAGGTGGGGTCGTGGGTAGTCGTAACCCTGATGCAAGGAGTGTTATTAATATACACGCTTCTCGTATTGTGATTGCGGCTGAAGGTGCTGATAATGGTTGGATTTATGGCATCTCTTCTTTAGAAGCACCTTATAATTCACTGATGGATTTAAGAAAGATTATTGGGGCTGGGGGGGAAGGGTTCTATAAGAACGCGGCTCAATCTGTTGTCTTTGATTTAAAGGATGCGGCGAGTGCTACACAAAATAAAGACTTACTTGATAAATTCAATCAAAACTATGATGAGTTTTCCAAGAACCGTTCACGTCGCGCGATTTGGACACCAGGGATGGAGGCTAAAACATTAGATTCATCATTAGCAAATCCAAAAGAACATTTTATGAACGCGCTACACGATGTATCAGCAGCGTCTAAGATTGCAGGTACGATATTGATTGGACAACAAACTGGAAGGCTTGCTAGTACTGAGGATTCAAGAAATTTCTTATCGATTAATCAATCACGCCGTGAAAACTTCATGACAGAAATGGTAAGGAATAATATAGATTGGTTAATTCTATTTGGTATTTTACCGGCATCCGATTATGAAGTTGAATGGGATGATTTACTTGCACGCTCTGATGATGAGAAGTTGAAAAACGCGGGCACTATGTCAGAGGTTAACGAAAGACAATTTAGATCAGGTGGGGATACAGTATTTAGTAGTGAAGAGATACGTGAGGCTGCTGGGTTTGAACCTGAGCTAGAAGGTGATGTTGGTAGTGAACATTTAGACCAGGAGAATGAAGATGAATCCGATTGACGAAATAAAACCTAGTGAAGATACGCTGATGACGGACGAATTGATCCGCATATTTAAGTCGGTGGGGTGTAGTCCGACAACGTGCCACGCATGTGAAAGAGAGATAAAATCGGGGGAAGTATTTAAGTTAGTACCGCATAGAAAAAGCAGACCAGGATATGATATCTCTGAGGAATTTGTTGATGAAATGTGTTGCGATAGCTGCGACTCACATCAGTTAACACTTAGAGATAGGCGGGCGCATAAGGAACGTAAGGAACATGTAGCCAGGAAGATAGCTGGAGGGGGACATGGTTTCAGTAGGCCATCCAAGAGTCAGAAGAGAATATAGGGAGTGGCCATTTAGATGAGGATAACGAAGATGACTAAACGAGAGCTTATGGAGTTGTTAAAAGATTTAGATGATGAGGATGATGAGGATGAATAGTATTATTAAACGTATAGATCTTGGTGAAGTTGAAATTGAACACGATGGTAACATCATTAAATTACCTACGGAGTTAATACTACATGTTGCTGATGAGATTTTGGAGCGTATAGGAGATCTTACCCCTAAGAGGATGGAAAGTTTTCTAAGTTACTTGAAAGAAAATTATGAGGTTTAGTAGTCTTAATGGCTAAGACTAAGACAGATCCAACAGGTCAAGCACGGCGACGCAATAGAGGAGCAAGGACGCTTATTAGTCGATTGCGAAGTGCTGAGCGACAAATAAAAAAGTTATTCCGTGATATTCCAAGACGGCGAACACAGAAAACTAGAATTGTTAACGTATCAACACCTGTTTATAAATACCAATTAAACCCACGAGAGCAAGAGATTTTAAATAATCAGATTAAAGTTATATTGAATGATGAGCTTTTGGAATCTCAAAATGAGTTACCTCCTGATTGGTATTGGAAAGATAATATTGAGCCTCCTTATCGTCAAGGTACGTTAGAGGAAACGAACCGGACAAATCAGCTTATCGCTGCTGGTATTATTGCGGGGGCTATTACGGATCTTTTTATAACTGAAGTTACTCCAGAGCAAGTTTTAACGTCTCGCCAATATCGGCAAGCATTGCAATCTGTTTTCATATCTAATTTCAATAATATTGAAACATTAAGTGAGCGTACCGCTGCTCAAGTGATCCAGCAGATTAATGCTGGTATCACATCGGGGATGACGCCTAATAAAATATCAGAGGCCATTGGTCAACGTTTTGCTAGTGCAGCATCTGATGCTAAACGAATCGCCGAAACGGAAATTAATAAAGCATACAATAACGCTAAAATGGACGCTGTTGATATCATGGCAGAGCGGACAGGGCTACGCGCTGGAGTGATCCACATCTCGGCATTATTACCAACGACTCGATCAGCTCATGCGGCCAGGCATGGCAATGCTTACACTACAGCAGATCAAGAGCAATGGTGGGATACTGGGGCTAATCGAATAAATTGCAAGTGTTCTGTTATCTCTGTTTTGATTGATAAACAAGGTAAAGTAGTGCAATCAGAGACGCAAGAGGAAATTAAGGCTGAAAAAAGCTTCTTTGAGCAAGATTAACCTAGTAAATTGTTGTATTTTAGTAGGATTTTGCTAGACTGCGGGAAAGGTGAGGACTAAAATGCCAAAAAAGATCATGATTCAGTGTGCAGTGGTTGTTAATAAAACAGCCATTAAACGAGAGAATATTGATGGCGTGGAACATATTATTATTACATCCATGACATTGCCGGGGGGTATTGTCATGAATAGAGGGTTATATCCCGCTTCTGAAATTGATAAATCCTATCATACATTAGAACGTACTTTAGCCCCTATTGAACATCCTCAAGACGCTGATGGTAATTTTGTTTCAGCTAGAGATCCAATATCTATTCATAATTTTCATGCGGGTGCGTTTAACACAAATGTTGAAAAGGTTGGTAATAGAATTAAGATCGATAAAGTTATTAACGTACAAGAAGCGTTAAAGACAGATCGGGGCAAGCGATTACTTGATCGTATCAATGAATTAGAAATTAATGATAATCCTCGACCTATTCATACTTCTATAGGTGTTTTTCTTGATGTTGAACCCCTAGGTGAAGTAAAAAC